AAGTAAATTTATTTTTATTGAATAAAAAGAAAGGAAGTAAAATGAACGAAAAAGATATAGACAGAATAGCGGATAAGATATTGGAAAAGATGAGGAATGACAAGGAAATAAAAGCAGAGAAACAGCTGACACCATTTCAGAAGACAGAGAAACTACTATCAGAACTGTCATTGCTGAAAGGAGCCATTGATTCTAAAAATATGCTCATAGAGGATTTGAAAAAAGAAGGCATATCAATTCAGAAAAGAGAAGCAGGAATGAATGTCCAGTCAAGTAAAGTATATCTATCAGAACTGGAAAAGGTAGAAAATAGAATAGAGAAACTTCAGGAAGAAATTATCAGGATAGAAAATGTTGTAAACATGGTTGAGAGAGCTTTGGATACAATCAAAAACAATAAGCATTATGACATAATAGAAATGAAATATTTTGAAGAGCTGACGTTTGAGCATATAGCAGAAAAGTTAAATATAAGTGTTATAACTGCAAAGAGATATAAAAACTATATGATTAGGCAATTACAACTGGTTATTTTTTCGGATGATGTAATAAAAAATATTTTGAATTGATTTTAAAGACCTGAAAATATTGAGGAGTTTATAGAGTATAATAAAAATTAAAAAAATATGTTGACAAGTTAGACCTTTGTATGATATAAATAATTCAGAGGACTAACAAAGGAGAGAATATGGAAAAGAGAAATCTTAATATCTCTTTTTATAAAGCTGGTAATGGCACTTCTTGTAGATTGACTTTGCCTATAAAATGGCTTAGAGAATTAGGAATAAATCCTGAAGAAAAATCAATAGAATTGCTTTTTGATAAAGAAAATAATCAGCTTATAATAAAAAAGAGATAAAAAAATCCCCTTATAGTCCAAAAACTACAAGGAGAAATACACTATAATAAGTGCCGACAACCTTATTATACTGTATAAACTCCAAAAAATCAATATTTTCAGGAGGAAAAAGCATGACATTTGAAGAAAAATTAGGATTTGAAGTAGCAAAGGAATTACTGGACATTCACAATGAGGAGTTACAAAAAGCACAGAAAAAATTCAGTGGAGTGTTTCAAAAAATATGGGATGAAGCACTGGAAAAAGGAATTAAGCTTTTTGATTTAGAAAGTGCCTTTGATGATTTCTTAGATGTAGTCAAGGAAGAATATTACAAGGCAGGAAAAAGAATAGACAGTATAGTGCAGTCAGAAACTCTTAAGAATGAAATAGCAAAGGCTACTGCTTAAAAGTATAATAGGAGGATAAAAGAATGAATGAATTACAAATATTTAAAAGTGAAAAATTTGGAGAAATAGAAATTTTAGTTGAAAATGGAAAAGAATATTTTCCAGCAACTGAAGTTGCAAAAATATTAGGATATTCAAATCCACAAAAAGCAATAAGAGACCATTGCCGAGAAGATGGGTGCACGATTCGTTCAGTCATCGACAGGTTAGGAAGAACGCAAGAAAAGAAGTATATAAACGAAGGAAACTTATATAGATTAATCACAAAATCAAATTTACCACAAGCCGAAGTTTTTGAAAGCTGGGTATTTGATGAAGTGTTACCTTCAATAAGAAAAACTGGAATGTATATAACTAACAACTTATGGGAAGAAATAATGAACAATCCTTCAAAACTGGGAGAGGCATTTATTGAGTTTGGTAAAGTTAAAAAAGAGAATGAGTTATTATTAGAAGAAAATCAGGTACAAAAACAAATAATAGCAGAATATAAGCCTATTAAAGAATATGTTGATACAATATTATCAAGTGAAGATACGATGGCAACAACACAAATTGCAGCTGATTATGGATTAAGTGCATATGAATTAAATAGAATGTTAAACGAACAAAGAATAATAAGAAAAGTTGGAGGACAGTGGATATTGTATATAGAACATATGAACAAAGGATATACAAAGAGTGAAACAATAACAGTAAAGAGGAAAGATGGAACAGAAAAAGTAGTTCCAAATACAAAATGGACACAGAAAGGAAGATTATTCATACATAATCTGCTTGAAAGTCTAGGGATAAAAGCAAATATGGATAAAGAAAGAGAAGGAGCATAAAACATAAAAAAATGAAAAATGATACTTTTTTGATATTGTACATAATTTTTAATATGTTATAATATGATAGAATGAGGTTTTAGGATTTGAGATAACTTTGTCGAGGTGAGTTTTGCAAACTATACACCTGACTATCAAAGGCAGTATAAGAGCTGTCTTTTTTATTTACAAGAAATGAGGTGAAGTAGCATTGAAATTAAATGCAAGACAGAAAGCTTTTTGTGAATATTATGTAGCTAGTGGAAATGCTACTGAATCCGCAATAAAGGCTGGGTACAGTGAAAATTATGCAAATAAGAGGGTACATGAACAGCTGAAAAGAAAAGAGATATCAAGTTATATTAAGAAGTTACAGGAAAAAGCAAAAACAAGCAGAATAATGACGGCTATTGAAAGAAGAGAATTTTTAACAGAAGTTATTAAAAATAAATATGAAAAGTTACAGGATAGATTAAAAGCACTGGATATTTTAAATAAAATGGATGGTGAATATATTGAAAAAATGCAACTATCTGGACAGATAAATACTAATCCTCTTTCAGGACTGACTACTGAGGAATTAAGAGCATTAGCTGGTGGCAAGAATGGATAAAATGGAAGTGATAAGATTTGAGGCACTTAAGGAATTATCACGCAGAAACTTATTAGATTTCCTTATTTTTGATGGAAACGGGAGATATAAGAATGCAAGACATATCCAATTTTTAACGGATAAGGCACAGAAATTTGTTGAAGATGTCAAGAATGGGAAAAGTCCACGGTTATTTATCAGTATGCCGCCAAGACATTCTAAGTCTGAAACTATGACTAAAAAATTTCCTGCATGGATAATTGGGAATAATCCTGATTATGAAATCATAATTGCAAGTTATTCAATGGACTTGGCAAGGGATTTTGGGAAAATTGCCAGAGATACCTATAGAGAACATAGTAAGAATGGAACGGGGATTTTTAATAATATCATAGACAGAGATAAGAGTGCTGGAGACAACTGGGGCATTTCAGAACACAGAGGAGCCGTTGTCAGTACAGGAGTTGGAGGAAGTGCAACGGGGAAAGGAGCACACATTGCAATCATAGACGATCCGTTCAAAAATAGAGAAGATGCAAATAGTAGATTGCAACGTGACAAGGTCTGGGCATGGTATCAGTCAACAATCCGTACAAGATTAGCACCTGGAGGTGGAATTATAATTATTCAGACCAGGTGGCATGAAGATGATCTTGTTGGAAGAATAATCAAGGAAATGGAAAATGAAACAGGAGAAACTTTTGAAAGTATTGTATTACCGGCTATAGCTGAAGAAAATGACATCTTGGGAAGAAAAGTAGGAGAACCTTTGTGGGAAGAACGGTATGGAATTGATGAACTGAAAAATATAAAAAAAGCAATAGGGAGCAGAGAGTTTTCGGCATTATATCAACAGAAGCCTCAAATTGAAGATGGTGGATTATTTAAGCGTCAATATTTTAAATATTTTGATGTAAAGAATGATTTTATTATAGCTGATAATAAAGTTATTAATATAAAAGACTGCTTTTATTTTCAGACAATAGATACAGCAATGAGTATACATAAAAATAATGACTTCACGGCAATAGCAACATGGGTTTGCGACAGGGAGTGGAATTTGTATTTAATTGACTTAATGCTTGAAAGATTGGAAGTACCGGACCAGTGGAATGTAATTAAGCAGTACAGAAACAAATATAAATTACAATTTCAGGCAATAGAAAGTAAAAGTAGCGGTATCGGGATAATGCAACAGGCAAAGCGTGAGGGGATGCCATTAAAAGAATTGAAAGCCGACACTGATAAAATGACAAGAGCGTTAAATATTTCAGTTATGTTTGAAAATGGAAAAGTATTTTTAAACAAAAATCTTGAAAAGTTATTGGAACTAGAAGATCAGCTGTTAAAATTTCCAAATGCTGCATACGATGATGCTGTAGATGTTTGCAGTTATGCAGGAATAGTTGTAAATGATTTAATACAAAATTCAAAAAGATATATAAGAAAATTTATAAGCGTATAGGAAGGAGGAAATGTGAGTATCAGGGAAAATGTAGTAAGTGCGTTAGTGAAAGAAATAATATCATTAGGTTCATCTTCAAGCGGAGAACAGAACATAGATGATAAGTTGCTGGAACAGATGTTAAAGGATATGGATATTGCTCAGGCGTTACAGCTTATGACGCAGGCAGTCACATCTAAGGAATGGAAAATTGAAACGGACTCTCCGGAGTATACAGAAGTTGCAGAAAATATCCAGCAGAGACTAAACAATCTTAATATATCAAAGTTACTGGAAAATATTTTAAGAGCTGAAATATATAAGAAGTCAATATTTGAAATACTGTATGATAAAAATAGTACAGGAAATACAGTGATTAAAGATTTGGTATTACTTCCAAACAGATATATAAAATATGATAAAGATAACGGTTGGGTTATTAAAACTCGTGACAGTGAAATCACAGTTGCAAATGAACCTAACCGTTTTTTAGTCTGTGTCAATGAGGAAAGACTGGATAATTTACAGGGAAGTACAGATTTATTACCGCTTGTTCCTGTATTTTCAGCCAAAGAAAAATTAGAACAGAAATTAAATGCCATTATTGAAAAGTATGGGGATATAATTACAGTATTTGCTTATGAACCTCCACTTGAAACAGATCCTCCAGAAGTTGTCGAGGCAAGAAAAAAAGATGTGGAAGCACAGGCAAAGGATTTAAAAGAAGCGAAAGGTAAGGACGTGCTTGCTGTTCCAAGTGCAGGAGAAAAGTCATTAGATGATTTTGTAAAGTTCATAAAGCTGGATGATTTAAAGCCTGAAATTTATCAGGAGCTGTTAAATGAAAAATCAAAAGCAGTGCAGAGATATTTACTTGGAAGTACACTTGTTGTTGGAGTAGACGGCAATAGTGGGAACAGAGCTTTGGGAGAAGTCCATAAAGAACAGCAGAACTACAAAATAGAATCTAAGGTTAAAAAAATTAGAGACTGGATTCAGAAATTAATAGAAATAGATGCACAACTATATGGATATGATTCAGGGAACTTTTACTTCAAATTTGTGGATGAAATAAATGAAACAGAAGCTCTTGAACTGGAAGATAAAAGAACAAGGACAACTATGGAAAAAGTAAATTACATAGTAAAAATAGCAGAGAGTGGCTATGTTTTTACCAAAGAAAAGATAGCTGAGATACTTGGTGTAGAAGAAAAGGATCTGGTAGAAGTTGAAAAAGAAGGTGGAAATTTAGAGTTTGCCAAGACTAAAAAAAAACTGAATATCAATAAAATAAATCAAAAACGTAAATTGATTGAAAAAAATCAGGAACATTTTGACAAATTTATTGATAATAACTTTAAGAAATGGCAGAAAAATGTATTAAAAGCCGTACGTGAGAAAATAGAAAAGGCAGATGATGTTTCTGATTTCTTTAATCTGGAATTTGATTATGAAAATACGCTTGAAGATATGATGCTGATGTCAACAATGCAGGGATTTGATAATGCGGTTATGGTTGATAATGAAATTATAGAATTTGCAAATACCAGAACTACAACAAGAAATGCTGCACTTGATATTTTTCTGAAAAGACATCCTGCCCTGTATGATGATATTGAAAATGAAATTGACTATGCAAGGCAAAAGAGCTTCTGGATTAAGAAAGTCACGGATGTCAATGTCACGGAGAAGATATTCAAACAGATGTCAAATACGCTTGAGAATGGAGGAACATTTAAAGAGTGGAAAAAAGATGTCGACAATATTCTGTCTCAAAGTGGATTGAACTTAAGCGAAGGTTATCTGAAGACAGTATTCAGAACTAACATGAATCATGCCTATAATGCAGGGATATATATGAAGATGGATAAATATAAGGATCGTTATCCGTATTATCAATATTGTGGAACGCTTGATGGAAGAGAACAGGAACATACAAGGGAACTGAACGGGAAAATATTCAAGATAGGGACACCTGAAGCTGATAAATATTTTCCACCAAACGGATTCAATTGCAGATGTTACACAATATCATTGACAGCAGATGAGGTGGATCCGGATGAAGTTGTAGGTGATGGAGACATTGACCAAGATGTAGGAAGTTTTACAGGAAATATTGGGAATAATGAGTATATCGAAATGCTTGAAAAGAATTATAAACAGAAAGTAGAAGCGCTTGCAGATAAATATGACGTTCCTGATTTTGTACTTGCTGAACCATTGAAAAAAGGTGAAAACAGTAGTATAATTGATACAATAACAACAGTGAAAGAAGCAAATAACTATTCTGAAAAAGTACTGGGAGTTAAAGCGGATTACACTGGTATTGATGTACGTTGTGCTAATGAATGGAATCGTGGACTTACAGACATGAAGAGCAAATATCCTGAAGCTATGGAACAGATTAAATTTGTTGGAAGTATGCAGAAGAGAAATGAATTACTTGAAGCTGAATTGAAAAATTATGCTAAGAATAATAAGCTGACAAAATATGTGACAGATATAATTAACGATGTTATAAGTGACTTAAAAATAAAAAACAATCGGACAGCAGAATCTTTACAGCGTAAGGGATTAACAAATAATGAAGAGTTAGACGGTGTTATAAATATAATAAATAAGTATGCCGGGATATCCTTAAATTCAAATTACTATAATGACTATGATAAAATTATTGCTGACAGGAAACAGCAAGTAGAAAGTGGATGGAAGCCTGTTGGATGTGATACAATGAAATCTGTTTTTGATCATGAATTTGGACATCAGATAGATAAGTTGCTGGGTATTTCTAAATCCAAAGATGTGAAAGAATATTTTGAGAACAATAAAGCGTCCATATCAAAAAATCTTTCAGAATACGCAACAGTGAAAGTTGAAGAATTTATAGCTGAAGCATGGAGTGAGTATAATAACAATCCAAAACCACGAGAAATCTCGAAAAAAGTAGGTAAATTTATAGAAAGGTCGTGGGAAGAATGGCAAAAGAAAAATTTATAGAAGATTTAGAAGAAGCTTTGAAAAAGACTGAAGAAAGAGGTTTTGAAGCTGAAGAAACTCAAGAGGAGAGAAATGAAAGGTTTGCTAAAATGACACCTGAAGAAATACGCAATGAAATTCTTAAAGAATTACGTGAATTTCGTGAGACAGAGGAAGAAGAGAAAGGGCATACATATGAATAGTAATGAATAATCACAGTTATTAATTTAGCTGTGTTTTTTTGTGAAAGGAAATAACATGAAGATTAATATAAAAACAAACATTGACAGCGTAAGTACAAGTTTTAAGGAAAAGTTGAGAAGCATTAATAAAGGAGAAATGCTGGAAGAAGTAGCATTCTATATGGAAAATGAAATGCGTAAAAGATTTGATACTGAAACAGATTATCAGGGAAACAAATGGGAAAAGTTAAAGTTGCGAGAGGGAAAAATTTTAAGTGATACAGGAATGCTTAAAGGATCTTTAGGAACAGCTGAGATAAAAGGTAATACAGTAACGGTATTTAGTAATTTAGTTTATGCAAAGATTCACGATGAAGGTGGAGTTATCAAAGCTAAAAATTTCAAAGCTCTACATTGGAAAATAGGAGAAGAGAAATATTTTGCTAAATCTGTTACTATTCCTAAACGTCAATTTAGTGGTGTGAGTGATAAAAATAAAGAGGATCTGATAAAAATTATCAATGAATATTTTGTTAATAAGAAGCTATTTTTATAACG